ACTTTTTGTTCATTTTCTAAATCATTTAACAATTTACAAATATACCATACACCCTCACAAAATCCATTATATCTTAATACCTGTGGTATAGTAACAGGTTCATAATCCGGGTCGTCTGTATTCTCGTTTCTTTTAGGTTTTCTTCTTTGCAACTCTACATTTGCTTTATCAATAAATTCGTTTTTAGCTGAACTTAAATTATTATTTACAAAAATATTTCTTTTTCTAAGTTCTTTTAAAATATTAGAATAGAGTATTATAATATTATTGTTTAATTCCAAAAGTTCTTCATCCGTTAGTTTATCAACGTTTATTAACAATAAGTCATCAACTAAATCTTTGTATCTTAAATCTTCTATATTCATTACTTATACCTCTTCTTTTATTGCTGCAATTTTTGATATAGTAATTTTTTTATTTTCTAAAAAGAATTTTTTACCATCTTTTGTGAGCGTGCCTTTTAAAGCACTTTCATCTTTTGTAAAAAAGATTTTTATTTTCTTACCAACGTATTTATCTAACATAGATCCATCTACTGCCATTAGTCTATCTCCTTTTAATCCATTTTGTTATATTTTGTCTTTTCATTCTTTTCTCCTTAACTTCAAATAGATACTCCATCCTGTTATTTCATTGTAAACAGCTTCATATCCGTTTATTACGTCTCTGATTTCCCAATCAGGATATTGCTTTTCCCAAAACTTTTTATCTAATCCTCCCCTTACAATTTTTTCGATTTTTCTTTTAGTGTATTTGTAATCATTTGTTCTGCTTTCAGGTCTTGTTAAATTTTGGCTGCAAGTCCACTTTCTTTTTTGAGTTAGATTTCTAACTATGTATTGACTAACTCTTGTTATTCCCTCTACATAATCATATTGAACTCTTTGAGCATTTGCATATCCGAACCTTTTACCTTTCTTTTCTCCTTTCTCCCTTTTTGCTCTCCATAAGTCTTCTACTAAATCTCTTGAAATATTTCCATTTATTATCAAGTGATGATGAGGTCTAACCTCTTCAACATATTCTTCTTGCTCTTCTGTTGTATATGAAGTAACAAGTAAATACTTTAAATCTTCTAATCCTAACTTTTTTCTTAATCTCTTTAATCTTCTTATGAAGTTTTGAATGTTTCTTTCAAGTTCTTCTAAAGACTTAGGCAGCATATCGTCATTATATGTTAAGTGCAAAATCAAATCTCCCTCTCCAAAATTGCTTTCTGCAATTTGAGCAAATCTTCGTTTTGCATTTTTATCATTTAAGTTTTTTTGCTTCTGCAGACTCTCTTTTTCTTTTTTAGATCTCTTTCCTTTTCTTTTTCTTGATATAGTCATAGGATAAATATCTACTTCAAGATATTTTTCCCCACAGAATATTTTTTTCTCTCTTACAAAATTGAATCCTAAAATGTTATTCATAATACCACCATTATTTTTTTATATTTTTCTTTTCTATAAATTTTGTTTTGTGGTCGAAAAGATAATACCCCTTACAAGCTCGCAAAAGAGGTAGATTTTATCCCTCTTTTTCTTGCATTTTTCAATAAATTGTGGTATAATAACATTGATTAGAAATGTTTTATCTTATCATTATTTCTGAAAGTTTTGATAAGATATACCACTTAAAAGCACTTGAAAAAGTGCTTTTTTATTTTGCTTCTTCTGATTCTTTATTGTCTTCTTTTTCTAATTTTTCTAATGCTCTTTGCTCTGCGATTTCTTCTAAGTCTGGTAATACTCTTAGTAATGTTCTTATAAATCCTAATGATTTTTTATAGTCTCCAAATCCTAGACAGTTAACTGCAGGTATAGCACTCCTGCGAAGTTCTTTCATCAATTCTTGAAAGTGTTCTTCTTCAATATTTACGTCTTCATTTCTTAAATTAATTTCTGTCTCAATATCTTTTAAAAATACTGTTACTAGTGAATTTTTATTTTTGTCTATCAGTTCAGCACACGATACAACCCCTTTATCCGTTTTTATAAAATTTAAAGAATAAATTTTTTCATACTCTATATTCTTGTAAATTATTGGGCTTTCTAACATCATTAATCTTTTTGCAATATTTACATTCATGCTATTTTTCCTTTCTTATTTTGTTTTTCCTATCATTTCATAATGTGTCCTTTTTGATTTACCATTTTGAAATAATTGTGTATTTAAAATATCATCATTGTTTTTAGGCATTCTAAATATTTCTTTATCATCTTCTAAAGCTAAAATTAAAAACCAAAATGCTCTTTCACATTTTTTTGAACTATCATATTCTCCTAAAATAATATCTCTACTTACTGGATCAAAATATGATGCCATTATTTTTTTCTTACTAGAATGAATATTTATATTTCTTATTTTTTTTCTTTCTAAAAAGATTATATTCCTTTCATCTTCTGAAATTATTATCATAATTTAACTCCTAATCAAAAATACTTAATTGTTTATCTTCTTTATCTTCTCTTTTTGTTCCAGACAAAAATGGCTTTATTTCTTCTGCAATAAATCTATCAATTTCATCTTCTAACTTCCTTCTCCTCTTTTTTGATATTGCTATCTCTTTTTCAAGTGCTTCAATATCAATTTCTTCTTTCTCTTGTTCTTTTACAGGTATTCTCCAACTATCCTCAACGTCTTTACAGATTTCATGGTGTATAGTGCTTTTAGTTTTACAATCATAAATTTCTTTTATAACTTCAATATCTGTCTTTTCTTTATCAATAATCAAAAACAAAACGGGTATTGATGTATCTTCAAAAGCATTTTCAATAATGTTTAATTCTTTAACTGTATTTTTTAAATAATTTCTAAAATCTTTTTCCGTCTTTCTATAAGCAATACCTGGAAAACAAATATAAAATCCAAATCTCTTACTATATTTCAAAGATTTTAAAATGAAAATATCATCAACTACTCCTGACTTTTTAAACGAAAAATCTTTTTGAATATTCTTTTGCTCTTCCTCGCTTAACTCTTTAAACTTTAAAGAAAAAGGATAATTCATAACTATACAATCTGCTTTAACGTTGCTTTCATAATTAAAGAAACTTACATTTGAAATATCTGAATTAGGATAGTTTTCTTTAAAAACATCACAAGCATTTTTTTGAATTTCTACTCCATATATCCATTTAGGTTTTATATGTTGTTCTAGCTGACCGCTTCCAACTGCTCCATCAAAAACTGTTATATCTTCTCCAACATATTTTCTTACTTTCTCTGCTAAATATTTTCTAAGTTCTTGACCTGTTATGTATTCTGCAAACTTATCAGCAATATCTCTATTGTTAAACTCTTTCATTTCTACTCCTAAAATGGAATTTCTTCATCCTTTGCATCTTCAAATCCTACATCCCAATTATCAAAAGAATCTGTTTCTTTTTCTTTGCTATCCCCCCCAATCTATAAATTGTACTTTTTCTGCAACAATATCAAATGTATATTTTCTCTGCCCATCATCTGCAACATAGCTTCCTGTATGAATACTTCCTTGAATTGCTACATTTCTTCCTTTTTTCAAATACTTTTTACAATTTTCAGCCATTGTTCCATAAACCACTATTCTTATGAAATCTGCTGTTTGTTTATTCATTGCTTGAAGTTCTTCTTTTTTCTCTTTCGATAATCCTCTGTCAACTGCAATTGTGAAAAAGCAGTATGGATTTTGTGCTTGACTGTATCTAAAATCTACTGCATTTGTTAGTCTTCCTATTAAATTTACATTATTCATAAGTCCATCTTCCTTTTTTAACTTTTTTAAAAATTTATTAGATCATTTCTTTTATAAAATTCATCATAAAAAGCATTATTGCAAATGCAACTAGCATCCCACACATGCAACCTTTAAAAAATATATTGTTTTCTTTTTCTTCTATATCTTCTATTTCTATAGTCTCTTTTTCAGTTAAATTTGATATTTTTTCTATTGTATTTTCTTTTGTTTTGCTATAATCAACAAAGCTTTCTAATTTTGTTGAAGCACTAAAATCATCATAAGTTCTTACCATCTCTTTTCATCTCCTCTATTTCTTTTCTATTTTTCTTTATTTCTTTCTTTACAAATTCTCCATAAGTGAATTCTTTATATGCAAGTTTTATTGCTTCGAACTCTTCAAAAGTTAGAGAATGAATATTTTTTAGTTCTATATATTTTTCACTCTTTCTAATTATTAGAAGATTTTTACTACTATATTTTTGATAAATTATTTGATTTTGTCTCTTCTTGTATATCTTCCAACCTAATTGTTTGAGTGTTTTGGTTTCATTCATCACCTTATACCTCTTTCTATTAGAAAACATATTATCTTTTTTGTTTCGTTTTTTATAAACTTCAAATCTTTATATGTCTTATTTTTATTTAGTCCTAATTGCTCATAAGCTGGTATATAATCTTCCAAACTTGCTGAGTTAAATTCTATAGATCCAACTTCCCAAAAATTTTCTTGAACAAATTTTAGTCTTTTATGATAAACTATTTCTTTTAATTCATTTAAAATTTCTTCTGATAATGTTGTTGTCTCTTTTAAAAATATTGTTACAAAAAGACAATGTGTATCACTATCTCTGAAAATTTTTCCTGAATATCCATTAAACCCAAAATTCAAAGTTCCATTATCTCTTAATAGAGCCTTATCATCTATGTATCTATCCCACTCACTTTTCTTTTTGTTCATTTTCTTTTCCTTTCAAGTTCTTCTAATCTATTAAGTTTCTTTTGTATTATATTCATTTGTACTTTTGCTTTGTATGAAAAATCTATAAATTTATAAAATATATCGTTGAACTCATTTGTGAGTTTATCAAAAGTTTTTTGAAACTCTTTTAATTCTTCTCTTAACTCTTCTGCACTACTCATAACCTACATCATTTCCCTCTTCAACTTTGCAAATTTCTTTCTTGCTTCTTCTTCATCTCTACTTAGAAAACAACATACTCCATATCCGCTTTTTCTTTTTGTACAAATTTCAAAGTAACATCCATTAACAAGTTTTGTTCTAACAAGTTTTAACTTTCTTGTTTCTGCAATGGTCTCTTTAATGTTCATAATTTGATTCTCCATCTTCTTTTAAGACTTCTTTTTCAAACTTCTCTGTAAGCATTTCTGCTAAGTCTTCTAATCCACTTTCTAAAATACTTCCTTCAAAGAAAATCTCCATAACTTTTTCCTTTCTTTTTGTTTCTCTCCCCTTTTGTGTTATAATAAGTAAAAAACACTAAAGGAGATTTTTTATTATGCTCACTATTCAAACTCTTATATTACTATCAAAATTAAAATCTATTAATAAACCTGTTATATGTAATAAGGATTTGCAGTCAAATACTATAGAGATTATGCCTGCTGATAATACAAAAGAAAAATATTGTGGTGGCTTTGCTTTACCTCTTACTGTAATTGATAATAAAAATTTGGTATCTAAACTAAAATTAGATGAATTTAATTATCTAATAGAAAATAATTACATTTTTGAAGAAAATAATTTTATTTGCATTAAACATGAGGGTTATCACAAATATCAAATATCTTTTTTGAAATTTTGGAAATTTATATATCGTTCAATCCTTACTCCAATAGCTGTTGCAATTCTTACAACAATTCTTTGGAATTACTTTTTTAAATAATTCAAAGTTATTATTGTAGTTAATATAGAAACTGCAACTTGAATTGTTAAATTAATTATTCGACCTTTCTTTGTATTCTCATTTACCATAAGCCACTCTATTGGATAAAATACAAAAAATAGTATTGTAAATAAAATAATTCCAATTTTCTCAAATATATTTCCTGTTTTTATCACTTCTTTAAAATCCCTTATAGCAAATTTTTTCTCCTGCTTTAATCTTCTTTCTTCTCTACTTTCTTCCATCTCTTTCTCCTTTCTGTTCGGTTTTATGAACTTTTTTCGCAAAAAAAATATTCTTTTATATCAGCTATTTCTAAACCTAACACCATACAAATTTTTATCATTTCTCTTTGAGTAAATTCTCTTTTATTATTTAATTTCAAACTCAATGAAGTATTAGAAATTCCTGTTCTTTTACAAAATTCTTCCCTTGTATCACAAACTTCTTTTATTTTTCCTTTTAATTTTGAATAATCAAACAAAAATATCACTCCTTTCTTTTTTGTTCGGTTTTATGAACTAATTATAATATTAATTTTTTACTTTGTCAACCTTTTTTTTACAAAAATATAAAAAAAATTCATATTTCTTTACTTTTTTTGTTTTTTTGTGTATAATATATAAAAAGAAAAGAGGTTACACTATGAATACTTTTAAAAATAGATTATTACACGCAATGAATTTAAAAGGTTTAAAACAAGTAGATTTAGTGAATTCAACTGGAATAGCTAAAGCAACAATGAGTGGTTATATGAAAGGTGAATTTGAACCTAAGCAAAAAAACTTACATTTAATTTCTAAATCTTTAAAAGTGAATCCCTCTTGGCTTATGGGATTTGATGTCCCTATGGAAATTGAAAATTCAAAAGAATTAAAGTCTGTTGAAGATTTAGACTTCTCCGGAATCAATCGAATTGCTGCACACTTTGAGGGAGATGAATTCTCCGAAGATGATCTAAATGAAATTCAAAATTTTATAAACTATGTTAAACAAAAAAATAAAAATAAAGAGAAATAGGATTATGGATTATAAAAAAGAAGAAAACAAAGAAGAACTGAAAAAGTTTAAAAGAGAACATATTAATAAATTATCTACTCAAATTGATAATCTTATAGAAGAAAATCAAAAGAAAGCAGCTTTAATTTCTTATTGGATTAAAAGTTTTTCAAATTTTTTGCAAAAAGAAACTACTTTTGACTCTAAATATCTTCCTGTTTATAAACAAGGAACGTTAATAGAAGTGGATTTAGGATTTAATGTTGGAAGTGAACAAGGTGGATTACATTATGCAATTGTTCTAAATTCTAACGATAAAAAAAACAACCCTACACTTACTATAGTGCCATTATCTTCTATAAAAGAAAAAACAAAACTTAGAGAGTATGATGTTTTTTTAGGAGAGGAAATTCATGAATTAATTTTTGAAAGACTAAAAGAACTTGATGATGAAATAAATGAAAAAATTGAAACTTTAAAAAAGAAACCTGATAATACATATGATGAACAGGTATCTGAATATTTTAAAATGTTAAAGGTTATTGATGTTGGTTTTAAAAAAGTAAAAAAATTAAAATTAGGTTCATATGCTATAATCAATCAAATTACTACTATTTCAAAAATGAGAATTAAAAATCCTTTAGATGAAGTAGGACATTTAAGCAATTTAGTTGTTTCAGATAAATATATGGAAGAAATACAAAAAAACATAAAAAAATATATAAAAATGTAAAGAAAATTATTAAAAATATACAAAAAGTTGTAAAAAAATATTGATTTTGATTTTGAAATAGGGTATAATAATAATACAACACGAGGGACAAACTGAGTTCCTCACTAACACTAGGACACGTCGTTTATTCGACAAATAAGTAAAACTCCCTATAATAGGGAGTTTTTTTGTTACATATTTTGAGGACAATAGATGAAAAAATCAGATAGATTATTAGATATTGCAAAAAGTAATGATATTGAGATAATAGAAAAACATATGGAAAATTCTAAAATAGAGGGTTTATACTCTGATAATACAGTTTTAATAAATACAATTATACAAGAAGAAAAATATAATGAAATATTGGGACATGAACTAGGTCATCATTTTACTCTTGAGGGAAATAACTTGCTTGAACATCAATGCAAAGATTTACAAGAGTTTTTTGCGGATGCTTGGAGTTATAGAGAAGTTATCCCTCTTCAAAAATTAGCACAATATAAATTATGGGAATATGAAGAGTGGGAAGTTTTAGAGTGTGAAAATATAACTCATGATTTTTTATATAAAACTTTTGAATATTATAAAAATAGGTTTGGTTATGATACTATTGTTATTGAAGATTATATAATAAATTTTTTACCGGAATTTTCAGTGAAAAAAGTATATTAACAAAATATTAATTTAAAATTAATATAAATTTTATTTTTTGGAGGATTATTATGAGAAAAAAGTTTTTAGTATTGTTATTGGCTGGGATGTTTTTTTTTTGTTGTTTATCTTAACAAAAAGAAAAAAAAAAA